CGGCAGCAGCTTGTTCCATCGCCCGTTCCCACTCTTGTTGAGCAGTATTGTTACCTGATTCTGTTGGGTCATTAGGAGCGTAATCGTCTTCGTTGTTTATGCCATCCCCGTCAGTATCAGCAGTAGTACCCCGTGTATCTGCCCAGTAAGTAGCCAACTCTGCATCTAGGTCAAAATCTGCATCTGTCCTACCGACCATTGCTTCTATGTCGGCTTGCGTGGCTGGCAGTCCAGCAGAATCAAAAGCGTTAGTGGCTTCGGCACTACTTGTATATATGTCGTCATATTTTTGGTTAAGCAGGTCGGTCTGTACAACACCACTTACGCCTATAAGCTCCAGCGCGTCCTCTAGTTCTGTTGGCCCTAAGTCTTCTTGGGACAGGTAGTATTGTACCTTGGGGTTAACAAGTCTTAATACGTCTGCTGTGGTATTGCCAGTACCCTCAAACATAACGGAAACGCCCCCTATTGGGCCTCCGACCAATGCACCTAGAACAGCATTAAGGGTTACAGCCCCCGAAGCATCTCTAGTAGGATCTATAAGGTGTAGTATAGACTCTAAAACTAACTGGGTAGCCCCTTCTTCTAAACCTTCAGACACCCCCTCTTTAACGGATATAACCGCGCCGTTGGCTATACGGTAAGATATTTCATCGAAGGCTTTGTCTAAAGTTCCTTTTGAGGCACCATACGCTCTTTCTAACGCTGCTCCACCAACCCCCATAGATATAAGCGTAAACGTCCCTGCGGCTAGGGCAGTAGTATGCGCTACCTCTACGGCGTAGGTATCCGCCTCCTGCTTAGTCATACCTGACTTTAAAGCTGTTTCGTATGCTTCTGAATAAGCTCCGTTAAAAGCACCGCCATAGCTTTCGGCAAGGTCAGTAGTCATACCGGCACTAAGCCCAGCTCGGGTAGCCATTATTTTAGCCGCGTCAGCCCCTACCTTGGCAAATCTTGCAGCGGTGCCAACCCCCCCAGTAACCACGGCAGTGACTAAAAGAGGGACTAGCTCTTGAACTCCTTCTAGGGCAATGATTTGGGTGACAAACTCAGACGGATATTCGGATATAGCGTTGCCAATAGCTGATAATGTACCTTTAAAGCCCTCCCCACTCTGCATTATTTCCATCATAGCTGCGGTATTAGCGCGAGTTTCTTCTGGTAGTTGGTCTCCTGCAAACTTACTTATCTGCTCTAGTGCGGCAAATAAAGGAGTAGACTTGGGGTCAATCCCCGCAATGGCAACAATGGACTGTATATCTTGTAGGACACTTGCGGTACCTACGTAGAAGTTAGAAAATAATTTTTGGTTTGCCCCACCGGTCTTTGCGTCAGACGCAAATTCTTTCTTTATCTGAGTTAGAAGCCAAGGGTCTACTCCAGCTTCCGGGGCATTTTCCTCCTCCATTTCAGCAACAGCAGCTAAGTATCCTTCAGGGTTGTTTGCTTTTAGCCACTCTAGGGTATTGTTACCCTCAGTAACAGTAATGTGCATACCTAGGTCGTTACCTCTAGTGTCGGTAATGCGACCGTCAGACCGATAATGTACAAATTCTCCGAGCGTATCGTCCCAAGTAAGTCCGTCGTCGTCAAAACTTAGCGACACGTCCTCCCATTTCAACAATCCTGTGTTTTGGTCGGGTACAAGTTGAGAATTAGGAGTCCAAGAATTACCTATATCTTGGTTGTCTTGGGTATTAATTGCGTTATTTGTAAGTATTTTTATGGTGTTGTTGGTTAGGGGGGTGCCTACTTCTTGTTCTGGTAGGTTATAAGCCTTTAATACAGCGTTGGTTTCCGCAGTAACAAGCCCATTTTGGGGGATTACGTCAGCAGCTAGAGCCACTAAAACTAGTCTATCTACCTCTGCTTGGTCTATAAACTCGTTTGAATTTATGTCAATATTTCGACTAAGTATAGAATTTATGTTTGTGTATTGTTCGGGAGTTATTTTGGTCGGGTCTACGCTAAGGTTACTTAGAGAAGTATTTACAGCACCCCACTGTTTAGTTCTGTACTGAGCAACGTATTCTTCTGAATTACCCGGTAAGTTGTTATACAGTCCCTTAGACATGTAATGTTGGTACGCTTCACTTTCGTCTATACCGTTTTGCTTTGCGTAAAACTCAGGGTCAAAGTTAGGGTTAATGTCGGCAATCGCAGCCTTGGCTATTTCTGGTAGCTGGGCTTTTATAGAGTCGTCAAATTCTTGTGTAGTCTCTGATAGGGTACCGTACGCTTCTTCATACGCAGTTTTAGCCGCGTTGTAGTCTGCTGTAGACGTTTCATACACTTCGTTAGCGGACACTAGCCTAGGGGTGTACTCGTCATTTACTCGGGCTATGAAATCGGCTTCGTACCTTGCGGCGGCTTTATCCGCAACGTCATAGGCGTTAATTTGATCGTTATCCATTTTACTAATAGACCCGCCAGCCGCAGCAAGTAGGTCACTTTTTACTTTTATAAGCCGGTCTAGTTCAGTCGCTTCATCTGTTATTGCTTTGTTTATCCCATTTATTTCGTTTGCTGCCGTTGAATTTTTTTCTGCCGCTACGTTAGCCAGCTCTTCTTGCTCATACAAGGTGTCGTACTTTCCCGCAGCGCGATCCCATGTAGATGACGCGTCTTCTACAAACGTGCCCTCGTGAAGAGACTTTCTTACTACACGCTCAACTTGAGTGGCAAGGGTTCTTAGGAAGGCGTCTGATACATTGCCCCCAGTAATAGCTGCATTTAAACTACTCTGTATAGAACTAGTAAGTATGCCTACACCTTTTAGGGATAATGTTTCTCCCGTAAATCCGCTTACTGCTTCAGTAGTGATTACCGCAGTAGATATTATGTCCGCCATACGTTGCGGGTTAATATCCCCCGTGGCTAGTTGTGACGCTATGGCTTCTTGTATTAAGTCTCTAGTTATTTTACCTACTGCTGTAGGTGCTGACCCTTTTACTACTTCCCCGTTTGCGTCGTACTCTCTAGTATCTTTGGTGAACCCACCTGTTTCCTCTAGCTTATCTAGTGCCCCATCAGTTAGCCTGTTAACTTCTCCAAGTACTCTTCCAACGCCAACGTCTATACCACCCATTAAAAATGCATCAAGTGGATCTTGATCTGTTATTACCGCAGAGATAACGTTTGTGGTGCCCTTTGCTACGGCGTCTGCTGTGAACCTACCTAGAGCTGTGCCTGCCCCACCAGCAGCAGCGCCAGCAATTTCCCCAAGCCCTTCGGCAATGTCTGCAAATTTCGTAGCAACAACATCGTACCCACCAGCAGCGGCAAACCAGTCGCTAGCGTGCATGGTCATACCTGTAGCAGCTTTAGCAAGAGCTACAACCTGTGCGCCACCGGGTATTAGCGCAGCCACGATATTAACGAACGGGTTGGTTATAAACTCTGCCCACCGGCTTTGTTCTGGCGGATTAGCTATCCACATCATTGTGTATTCGCCTACCCCACCTCTACCTTCACTAGTATCTATAAACTTACCGTTGTTTTTTAGGTAGTTATACTTAGCACGTTCTTCCAGAGAAAACCCCTGCGTCATGTCGTAGTTGCCCATTCTGCGGGGAATTTTCATGTACAGCGTTGTGGCGTCGTAATTGTAGGGGTAATCTATTTCTAGGGGAGAACTAAGGGTAGCGCTAATGCTGGCGTTTGATTCCCTAATCTTGTCGATAAAAGGCTTCTCGTACACGTTCATGTACGCATAATTTTCAAAGTTATTGCCTAGGTTAGCCATCTCCCCACGGCCGGGATCGTAACTATTTTCCGCGTTTGTTGTCTCTTGCGCTAACTTGGCCTTTAGTGCGGGATCTGTTTGCTGTTGTTGGTACCAAATGGCTAGGTCAAATTCTGGGTTATCTTTCGCCCATTGTTGTTTAGCGTCTTGCTCGGCTAAACTGTTTGCCAAGATAGTGTCTCTATCAAGCGGAGGTTGCCCAACTATCTCCCGCATTCTATTGCTGTATGCAATAGCGTCGAACCCTATGTCTACGCCTCGCTGGTATAGAGCCTCTGCCCGAGCTTTGTCTTCCTTGGACATAGAAGATCCCGAAGGCGCTCCCTCTGCGTCAGTGGCAAGACTAGCGACATACTCTTCGGCTTCGGCTTTCTCGTCGGCAACAATCTTGTCGGCAGCAGCTTTCTCGTCGGCAACAATCTTGTCGGCAGCAGCTTTCTCGTCAGCAGCGGCTTTATCGGCAGCGGCTTTATCGGCAGCGGCTTTATCGGCTTTAGCTTTGGCGTCGGCTTTATCGGCAGCAATCTTGTCAGCAGCGGCTTTATCGGCAGCGGCTTTATCGGCAGCAATCTTGTCAGCAGCGGCTTTATCGGCAGCGGCTTTATCGGCAGTGGCTTTATCGGCTTTAGCTTTGGCAGCGGCATCGGCTTTAGCCCTTTCAGCGCGATCCATGCTTTCGCGTTCATCAATTAGTGCTTGCCTATCGGCTTTAGCTTTGGCGGCGGCATCGGCATCGGCTTTAGCTTTGGCAGCGGCGGCGGCATCGGCAGCGGCTTTAGCTTTGGCGGCAGCATCGGCAGCGGCTTTAGCTTTGGCGGCAGCATCGGCAGCATCGGCAGCGGCTTTAGCTTTGGCGGCAGCGGCAGCAGCATCGGCTTTATCTTTATCGGCAGCGGCTTTATCGGCAGCGGCTTTATCGGCAGCGGCTTTATCGGCTTTAGCTTTGGCAGCGGCGGCATCGGCTTTAATTTTATCGGCTTTAGCTTTAGCAGCGGCTTCGGCGGCTTCCCTAGCTTTTACCTTAGCCGGTGTTTCTATTACTTCTTCTGATCTTGGCACGCGTTTACCCCTTAGTTCGATAACTTAGCATTGGTGAAGAGGCAAACTTTAAATTTAAATTTCATATGGCCGTTCCTGTAAATAAAACCTACCTAGCCTAATAAACAAGTTATTCCTGAAGCTGCTGGATGTTCAAGTTAGCAGCAGGGGAGCCGGGGGCAAAAGCAGTGGCACCAACCGCTGCCATAATAACCGCAGTATCTGTAGCTGCAAACATAATCTCAATATAATCCCCCGCAAGGAGTGAGACTGATTCGTTCAAAATGCCAAGACGATACCCCCCGTTGGTATCCACTGATACTAGCCGAGAAGATTGCACAACGTCTGTGCCATTTTTACGAAGCCACGCGTATGCGATCTTAACCGATGCGTTACTACTGGAATATTGCAAGGTGCAAGTAATGCCGTAAAAGCCCGATTCCACCACTACTATGCGGGAATTAGGTGTTCCAATAAACACACCATTAGTAACAACAGCCGTGTCAAACGGAACAGCATAGGCAGTGTTAGCGGCTGCGGCAGTGTAGTTAGTTGTGCGAGCAAACGTGCCGTAATACTCCTGCAACGTAATAGTGGGGCGCACAAAAATAATCCCATCGGTAGTCCCCACCTTTACCACCGCCGCAACAACAACCACGTTATTCGGTGCTGTGGGCTTGATGTTTGTAAACCCCCCCGCCGTACTGGGAGAGGCGTATAGAACATCCCCTTGGGTAAACGAACTTGTGTTTATATCCCGGACAAACCCCCAAACTGTGCAGTAACCTCTGTCTCCCGAATCTGGCAGATCATGAGTCATTACGCCAAGGATATACAGCGTTGACTGCGAACCATCAGCAAGGTAGGGGCTTACTTTAAGAGTATCATCTGTTGCTCCGGCAAAACCGACAACCGTGCCATTAGGTATAGTTATCCCAGTTTCGTTGGATACCCGAGCATAAGTCTCCTGACCTATCTGCTGCACAACCCCGTAATCCATATTAAGCTCAAGAGTTGCATCATCAGGATCCCAGTCTAGGCGACCTACCTGATGGATAGCGGGGGTAAATGTTGTATCAAAATCAATATAATCAACGGCTTGCCCCCAATCCAACTGCTGTTGTAAGGCAGTTATCCGGTTAAAGTACAGCCGTAGGATGTTGTTAAGTTGGTCTTGGTACTGCCGACTATATTGCTCTGTTGCTTGGGGCAACGCAGGCGGGGCGAGCTGATTAAGATCTTCTTCGGAAGTAATAAGTAAAGCCATTACCGCCTCCCGTCTGAACGCATGTCGATACGGGGAGTGCCTAACTGCCAAGTAACCCCAATTTCGCTAGATTCTATCTTTATAGCTAGCTGCCGTCCACGTACTCTGGTGAATATCTGTCCTGTAAACTGTTCTATAGGCAACGTAGCAGTTCGCGTTATCCCTGCGCTGTTATCGCCCCCTACAGAAGCGGGGTTGTTATACCCAGAACCAGAATTCTGCATTGGCAGTAGGGTCATAACAGCGCTAGGGTTACCTATTTCAGAGCCATCAAACGTTATATCCGGTAGTATACGCCAAATAAACGCAAATTGGTGTCCATCCTCTAGGTCAAATTGTGCGGAAGACACATACGCAGGTATAGCCACTGTGGTAGCGGTTTCGTTGTCGTCAACGCCCTGTTCGTGGTTGACTAAGTTGTTACTGTATGTAGCGCCTAACGGGTGTGATCTTAGCCCAGAGTCAAGCCATGCGGTACGGTTCATAGTTCCGTAGTACCATACCTGCTCTATGTAGTTATACACTACGTACCTGTCTGATATATTAGAATCTTTAGAACAATACCACCACCAAATTTCGTGGTAGGACTCGTTTGTACCTGCGAATACTTGCTCGTATTGTTCTTCGTTAAAGTCATTAAATATGAACTTACGGAGGTCACATATTAAGGATTGCGTACGGCCATCGTACATATAAAATTTATCTTTACCCATCCAATAAGCTACCCCATTGGCGTAAGCTACCGCGTTTTGACTTGCAATAGATATGTTTTCCCCCACAAGTTGCGCTGCCCAAACAGCGGGTGCGCCTACATACTGCATGGAATACAATGCGGAATCTGACCACACTAATACTTCTTGTCGAGATTGTTTAGCAGTTATAATCTGGGTTCCGTTGGACAACACTAGATCCCCTGCTTGATTAGTAGCAGAAGGCGACCAATTAGTGGCATCTTCTTGGTCTGACCAACGCACTAGCATAGGATTGATAGTGGCAGAAGCAAGCTCATTAGCCCCAAAAGCAAATACAAACCTATTAATATCCGATACTAGTATTAGTTTCTGGGACGTTGGTACTTCTGTACCTGCTAAGAGCACCGCCCTTGTGCCTAGCCCCAACGTAGCGTCCCATAAGTATATAGCTCCATTACGAGGCCCAAAAATTAAATCTTCCCCAAAGTTAGCTTGACTCCAAACGCGAATAGCATCAGTAGATGTAGCACCAACACCCCACGTACCGGAACTCCAGCTACCCGCTCCCCAACCTACTAAAGGAACAACGAACGCGGGGCCGGTGTTTATTTGATACGCTGCCGTTACTGTACCCCCACCAGTAGCACTTGATCCCGCGTTAGTGCCGGCATCTATGGTGTAAACGTTGGGTGTAACAGTTTCAACCAGTTGGTATTCTGCATTTAGGGTTAAACCCCCTACGGCACTTGCCCCACTAAAGGTAACAAAATCTCCGTCAGTATACCCCCCACTTGCGTCTGTAACTTCTACTATGGGTGACCCACTGGTGGTCTCGAAAGGGTTAGTTAGTACTACAGTTGCCCGTAACGGCGTTATGTCGTTGTATGCCCCACCATTCTCTATGTAGAACTTTAGGTTAGTCCCCACACCGATTAAATTCTGACTGCCAAGGGTTACCCAGTTCCACAGAGAACGGCATACCCCCAGAAAAGTAGTATCCGATATACGCTGCCACCCACCTATCTTTTCAGGCGTACCTTGGCGAAACCTTATTTTATCGCAGTCGTACCAACCACCTTCACTAGTATATCGAGTGTTTTCTCGGTTTATCCCTGCCTTTAATTGTAGTTTTTTAAGCGGCATACATTACCTACTAGTCTTTTTGGGTCAATCAAGAGCGCCATTTCTTATGATAAGTTCTTCTTCTGTTTTGTCAGCAGTCATAAGGTAAAAGTTTTCAATCGCTTTTCGACTGTTTGATACGCCCTGCAACTGAGGGAATAGCCCCATACCGAGACCGATGCAACCAATAACGTCAGCGCTAGTATTGGCAACATGAATGAGTATGTGGCTACGGCCAGTAACGTTCGCAACTTCCCATGTGTTTGCTCCGAATTTCGGGGAATCAACACGGATAAGTTTGTAGTAACCTGTCGGGATGCAACTAATATTTTGTTGATTGTCAACCCACGGTTTCTCAATGGTGTAAAAATGCTCATCATTGTATGTTAGTCTCCCGACTGTACGGTCTTTGAATGACCCAAACCTGATTAACTCAATCATTTTGTCCGATGAACTCCCTTTGTCTTTTCCAGCGTTCTAAGACCACCCAACCCTAAAAGCCCAAGTAAAACCGGCATCATAGTGTCTAACGGAACCAGTGGTACAACTACATGGATATCTAGCAGCACCAAAACAAAGTTTGCAAATGGCGTGACGATAAAGTTACCCGCCATACCCAGTACGCATACCCAGCCCGTAGCCGGTCGCCAGCCCGACACAAAAATGGAGTTGCTGGCTGCTTCAGCCTTATTTACTGCCATTTGGGCCAACGCGTTTTCTTGCGCATACTTCTGTGACATTGTTGCAATTTCGTGCGCCAAAGCACTCTTTTGGTCTTTATCTTCGATAAACTTGTCTAGCAGGCCGGTGACTGGCCCTACTAAATCGGAAAATACACTCACCCGTCTAGCTCATCAGCAGGGGGTTCTGACTCTTCAACAGAGGCAATCAGAGCAGCGGCGAACTGGCTTTCCGCGACTTGGGCGATTTGCATGTCCATTGATGCTATTTGAGCTTTGTTTCGACAATTAGTGACTTGAGCAATCATGTGTTGCTGTTCTGCTGTCATGTCTGCGGGGTCATATTCTTTGTCGTTAATAGTGATCATTGTGTAATCTCGTTAAGGTTAAGGTTGTTTATTACCAAGCAGTTTTTGAACTGTGTCAGATTCGTAAATCCGTAGGGCCATCCAAATGATAGTAAACAGGCTAGCCATTGGAGGAAGCCACGCTGCCAGCGTTAAAACTGCTGTTGATGCTGCTGCTACGTCCACTACATCTTTCCCGCTATTAACCATATAAACACCCTATGCAGTAGTACCGCTCTCTGTAATAAAGGTAAAAAAAGCAACGATCAACGCTATCGAGACCATTGCACCGACACCTAGTATAGCAGCATCTATTATGTTCTGCTTCAATCGCATCTTGGCGTATAGATCACGCTCTCTAGCAGCGCGAATGTCCCTGCGCATCTGCATCATCTCTTGATACTCTGCGACCCCAAACCTCATCACGATCATCGACCGCAGCTCACGCTCATGCTCCAGTAACTTCTTTTTGGCAATGATTTGGTTCAGGGCTTCAGTCTCGACAGACTCAGAAGCAACCAAGCGTCTAAACGCGCTCGGCTTTTGCAATTCTCCAGCAGCCCTAATATCAGAAGCTGCTGTGTACCATTTGCCTAACTGACCGGCCATCTGCTCAAGCTCTGCGCCGCGACCCATAAGAGTCTGGACGCTTTTAAAAGCAGAGTTAGCAACGGCCAGTGCAGCCATGACCTCGATCATTTACCACGGCAACCCAGAAGCGGTTACAGGGTTGATCTGCAAATCAATGTTAGCCTGTAAACTAGTTTCAGTAGCGTCTTTGTCCACACCGTCAGCCCAAACCCAATCAAGCACCTCGTCCTGAGTTAAGTCAGCATAAGGGACGTACCCCGGTGCCGTTGGGTCAGGACTAAAGCCGCAAGTACCGTAGTTGGTCGCGTTATACGTTACTTCATCATCGCCCGTACCCTCAGTCTGAGCGGCGTTACACCGCCAGTGCGCTATTACGACAGCGCCGTCCATGTCTGCTGGTTGGAGGTCGCGTTCAAGAGTAGAAATTACCCAGCTAAATATTGCCATTATTGTTTCGCCTTATTGTTTAGGAATGCAAAGGTTTCCATGAGCTTGTAAGCCTTAGCAACCCACGCGTCATCTTTTGGAGTGTCAGTGTAGTTCGCAACGACACTAGCCACAGTGACCAGCGATGTCGCAAAAATGTAAAAATCTAATAGGTAGTCCATTTGTTATGCTCCTTCTAAGGCTTCGAGTCGTGCGGTTAGGGCTTCGATGATTGCTTGTTGTTCTTGTATTGCTTTTACCAAGCGAGCGTCCCACTTACTCAGCCCCGATAATGTCTTCATTCCGTCTTGACGTTCGCCAACTAAATCGGGATAAATTTCTTCAACTTCTTGAGCAATAAAACCAAGCTGATGCCCACCACCTTCAGACTCAATGTAATCAAACTCTACTGGTCGTAAAGCTGTAATGTTTGCTAATTGATTGGGTAAATCAGTAATGTTTTCTTTTAAACGCCTATCTGACCAAGACCCAAAGGCTACTGCGCCAGCACCATTAGCGTTGATTTGACCAGAAGCAGTTGCGCCGTTATTCATAACAAAACGTGCAAAACATTGATTTGTTGTGCTGTTGTTGTCGTACTTTCCAATATATAAGGTGCCAGTTGTTAAGTCTCCTGCGGTATCACCTTGAGCATCTATGAGCGGAACAGAAACCATATTTCCTCTGGCGGTAATTCTTGAAGCTCCACCAGATAACCCCACCAACAAATTGCCGCTGGCGTCGAGGGTCATGGCAGGGGTAAACGTAATTGCATTTCCTGCTGTACCTGATGCCGCTGTAGACCACTCATGCTTACCGGAGACTTGTCGGTAATTTGTTGCAAAGCTACTTTCTTTGTATAAAAGGTTAGCGCCCCCATCGTAATCCCAGTTAAGGCCCAAATTGACTGCGTTTACACCGTCTGTTCTAGCTGCAAGTATCCCGACACCAATACTTGCGCCAAGCTGTATAGACCTATAAGGGCTTGACACGGTAGGAACCACACCCAAACCCAAATTGCCGTTGGCGTCGATGCGAAGGCGTTCTGTTGGCGCTGTATCAGCAGTTCCTGACTTCGTTGCGATAATAAAGTCATCAGTCCCGTAGGCGGCGGCAGACGTTCTTACTGCCCCAATGCTTACGTTCGTGTAAGTGTTTCCATATCCCATACCGATTTGCGCCCTGTTACCTACAGCGGGTGCGCCCGTGTATTGAGCGACTATTACGCCTGTCTGTGAGCGCAGACCTAAGCTAGTATCAACTCCAACATCAATATCTAATTTACCCGCTGGAACCACACCAATACCCACATTGCCGCCAAGCTCTTGCAGAACTAATGAGCCACCCGCAGCAAAAGTATCTGTGGATATTCTGTAAGCTGTACTGTCTAAAGAAGCATAGCGGTCTGCATCAGCCGCTCCACCCTTATGAGAAACAG